GGAGAATACGTCCCGTGTGGAATTTGGCAGACCAGTTTGTGTTGAGTAGTCTTCTGTGTTTGTTGTAAATGGTTCAGGGTCTGTTGCATAGACAACCTTGATTGTGCGACCAGGCTGTACATAGTCACCAATTGTTACTGTCTGTGCTCCAGCACCAAATGCTGTAGTAGATGCTAATGAATCCCATGACCAGTGACGAATAGGAATCCATTCCTGAGAAGGTCCAATGTCTTGCCACATGATTGTCATGATATTGTGGATGTTTAAGTTATTAAACGCATACGTTGTTTGTGCTGCGTTGAAAGTAAATGTTGTTGTTTTGACTGCAAAGATAATAGCGCCAAAGGCTGAGATAGTATCGTTGATTGCCTTCTTGATAACATAGCGTGGGAAGGTTGGTGTGATTGTAACCTTTTCGCCAGCAACATGTGCTTGTCTATCTGTGCCTAGGTAGCCACGACCCCAAGGCGGTACTGTTGCTGTGTTAGATACACGGTCAAATGAATCTAGCCAGATTAACTCTTCACCAATTTCAATTGTACCTTTACCGATATTATCAGTGGAAGCCAACTGTAGGATTACTGGGCTAGCAATAGTGGATGCACTATCACTTACGTTCTCAGTGATGTAAGTTGCTCTATCTTGCTGGTATGTATAACCTGCAAGGTTGATAAGCACTTCATCAATCATATTACTCAGATTAGGCATTGATAGTCCTTAACGCTGCAAGAGCAGATAGTCCAGTAGTAGATGCTAACTCATTACAGATAGCATTAAGATTTTTATAGTTATTAGGTTGACGATTTGCATCAGCCTTATAGTTAAGGGCTGCAATAATACCCTTGCCATTTGTTCCAGCCCAGGCATTGGCAGCACCCTGCGATTCTTTAAACGCAGTCATTAGTGGATAATCTCCACCATTTGCTAAACGATTAAGTTCAGCGCACATCGATAAACCAGGAATGCTTGCCATGCTTGGACCTCTTTCTTAAATTACTTCTTCTTGTTCTTGGAAAGTGTTGTTGCTCCGAAAGAGCCTTTCTTGCCTACGGTAACCTTGCTTGCGTTAGCGCGTGCTGAGTCTGCCGAAGGAGACTTAATTGATGCACGTGCTGATGCCTGTCCAGCCTTTGATGCGTACTCTGATGGAGTACCCTTGCCTGACTTAGCCTGCTGCATTGTGGTCTTACCGAATGAACCCTTAGGTCCAACTGTAACCTTTGCTGCATTTGGCTTAGGCATAGCCTTAATCTTTGCCATCATTGCTGGTGACACCTTTGGAGTTGTACCGAAGATTGCGCGACCAACACCAGACTTTGCTGCTGCGCCAATTGTTGGTGACATCTTAGCGGCTGCTGCTACGCCCTTACCCTTTGATGCTGCTAGCACGCCAAGTGCTGCTGCTGCTCCAAGAGTTCCCTTGATTACGTTTGACTTAGTGTTGCTCTTTGCCATCGGCTTGCTTTTTGTAGACACAGCCTTGATAGCAGCCTTGGTTGCAGGTTTCGCTCCCATTGCCTTTGAGCGAGCAGCATCTGCTGATGTTGACTTTGCTGGTAGATACTTATCTACACGTGTACCGTACATACGGCGAGCACCCTCAATAAATTCTTTGCTTGCTGGGACGTTACGTCCTCCAGGTTGACCGATACTCTTTAGTGATTCAAGAGTCTTTGTCATGCCCATTTTCTTAATATTATCAATTGTCTTCTGTGAGACTTTAATCTTTGCCATTACCATTTCACCTTGTCTGCCCAATATGCGGCACTCATTTTACCTCTGGATATATTGCTTGCGTGTCTTGCTTTGAAAGACTTTCTTCGTGCTGCATAGGATGCAGATTCTCCTGCTTTTTTAGGTGAGCCAGAAACGCCTTGTTGCCCAAAACGGATGGTCTTAACCTGGCTACCTACCTTAGCCACAACAACGTGTGACTTAGTAGGGTGGCTTGGTGTACGCTTTGGCTTGTTATAGCCTGCGACACCAGCCCGAGTTAATCTTGAGTCTTTCATTATCGATACCTTGCTGTCTTTTTTGCTATCTTTTTAGGTTGCCTTACGAACTGCTTACCTTGACTTGTTCCTTCACGCTTTGCTCTAGACGTAGCAGCATATTCTTTTGCAGTTAGAGACTCGCGTGCTTTCTTGGGTAGGTATCTTTCTCCAGTAGCCTTAGCACCTTGCGTGCTAGGTCTGCCAGATTTAGTTCCCCATTTTTCTTTAGTCCACTTGGACAAAGACTTTTGTTTAGTTGTCTTGGCGCCAGAATAGCCACCGCCAGCCTTTTCGTAAGCCTGTGCTAGCAACTGCGCCTTGCGGGCAGACCATTGACCAGGGTTACCACCTTTAGAACCAGACATGATTCGGTTCTTGATGCTTTCCCGCAACTCTGGTTTAGTGTATGCCATTACTTCTTCTTTGCCTTCTTAACTACACCTGAAATCTTCTTTAGGCGAGGGTTCTTCTTAAGTGCTGCAGGCGAAGCCTTGCGAGCACCTGCTGCTAGGATTGCTCCTGCGCGTTCCATAGGGATACCTTGCTTTGCAGCAATCTCCTTCTGAACCGCTTTAAATCCGCGGTGTGGTTTCTTCTTCATCGTGTTCCACCAGGCTTGTAACCAGGAACCTTAGTAATGTCCCACTTAGCCTTTTCCATAATTAAGCGGAATGCCTTGTCTTCTGCAGACTCTCCACGTAACATTTGAGCACGGTCTGTTGCTTGCTTGCGAGCAGCGTCTGCAGTCTTAGCCTTTACGGGAGTCTTTGACTTCGTAGCGTTAAAACCAAAATCTTTAGCAACTTTCATTGCCATTACATCTGCTGTTGCTTTTGCCTTTTTTGTAGTGGTGTACTGGGCGCTGGGCTTTTGCTTTCCTGCTGCCATGATTACATACCACGCTTTCTTACCATTGAACGCTTCTTTGCAACTGCCTTCTTAGCAGTCTTCTTTACAGCACGCTTAGCAGGACCGTATTCAATCATACGTTCTGTCTTGCCTTCTTTCTTTTCGTGCTTCTTTGATGCTTTTTTAGCAGCCTTCATTCCTGCTGCTGTATAAGGAAACTTCTTACCTTCTACCATTGGCATTATATTGCTCCCACTTCTTTGAGTACTTCAACCGATTTCTTATTAATGTCTTGCGCCTTGGGCATCGTGTTGGCATCGTAAGGCTTATTGAGAGCCTCACTAGCAGCGTACGCCTGCTGGATGTGTCTATGTGTTGTTCCTGCTGGTTGGATGCCTTGTGCTCTTGCGTCTTTATAGGCATTCAATTCCCCAACCCATTTCTTATCAGAAATAGGTCGTTTTGCATCTCCTGCATTAAGTTGTAAATTTTTAGCCTTACAGCCAAAACATTCAGGTCCACACTTAGTGTGGTCTACAAACACATCGATAGTTGGAAATGGTTCCTCTGATGTGGCATCGCATTCAGTACAGCCATACAAAGCAGAATAGGGAATCATATCCCCATCTTCTAACCTATAGCCCCACTTAAGAACTTTACTAATATGTTCGTGTTCCATTGTCCCTACACTTCTGTGAAGTTTGCCTCTGTTATATCAATGTCTGCTGCAATGAGAGCAGCCTTAGTTGCATCACTTACTTCATAGTTTCTTCCACCACGATAGACTTCTTCGTATTTAGGAATATCAGAATCTACTAAGTAGCGTGCAAGATAGTAGACACCTTCGTCTTTTACTACTGATACGCCAACGTCCATCTTGTAAAAGTAGAATAGGCGTGCTCCGCCTATAGGACCTTCTTGTACTGTTGGTGTTTTGAATAGCCAAGTAGCCATTAGTCCTCCTTAGTGAACTTACTGATGAGCAGAGGTTTCCCTCTGCCCACCCGTCAATTAACTACTAGAGAGCAGCGATTGATGAGCCTGTTTCGATACGATACAGTGCTTCTTCACGGTAGCGTGCAAAGCCGAGTACGCCGTACCAACCCATTGGGCGGAAACGCATCAACTTGTCAACGACTGGTCCGATAACTGTGTGTGGCTCTTCTGCAACAGCCTGAGCCATTGCTTGCTTTCCACATACGATTGTAGAGAATACGCGAGTTACTGGAGTTACAGTTACTGTTGCTCCAACTGTTACTGCTGCAGTGTTTGCTGTGTCAACTGTAATGGTTGTTGTTGAACCACTTGTTGAGATAGCAGTAATCTTTGCACCAGATGCAATACCTGTTGCAGCAATCTTGTCGCCAACTTCAGCGCGTGTTGCGATAACTGCAGATGAAGCAACACCAATAGTAAATCCTGCTGATGTGCCTGCAACTGTTGCTGTTGTTGTAGCCAATGCTGTCTGGTCTGCACCTGTCTTAGCAGAGTACAAACGTGGTGACTCTACGAAGAACGCGCCTTCGTACTGTCCAATTTCTCCTGCCCAGATGTTATCTGGTGCTGAGTAATTGTGTGGGTCGCGCCATCCTGCTGCGCCTGTCTCTGCACGAAGGTCGTGTGAAACTTCTGGGTGGATACCTGTCCAGTATAGTGAACCCTTGCGGTATGCAGCCTTGTTTGAGCGCAACTTAGCAACTGCACGACGGATGTCTGCTGAATCTAGTGTTGCAGCAGATGTGATTGTCGCTGTTGATGTAGCGGTTGAACCTTT